GATGACGATAAAAGTTCTAGACATCAAACCAGACCCTAACGACAAAGTTTTTGGAGTCCTGGTAACTTTTAAAAAGGACGACGGCTCGACTTATAGAAAGTTGTTTGCTCCGTTCTTCGACGATGGCACCTCTGATGATTTTGTCAAAGAGGAAGTCGAGTGGCACCCAAAATACGGCAAGGAAATTATTGATTACGAAATATTAATAATTCATCCAACATTTGTGAAAAAAGGACAAATATGATTATAATGCAGAAAATGTCAGATGAAATCAAATTCCTGCCACTTGCAGCAACCGAAGAAGAAGCTATGGCTTCTCTTGCTACTGCAATAAGGCTTTATTCTAAAGAACTTGAAATGGAGTTATGCCAAGGCATATTCAACAAAGACAAGGCAGAAAGTTTAATGAACCTTTATAAGGTTGTCCAGAACGAATACAATTTTTTAGCACTGAAAAAAGACACGCTACACTAGCGTAGAGGAGAAACATGTTAGATATAAAGATAACCATTAATGGTATTACACCATTGATATGCAATAAATTTACAGATAAAGCAGCCCTTGCTGCAACCACCGGAGTTAGCTCTAACAATAGAGGAGAGCCTTTAACACCACATGAACAAGCTGAAGAGAAGTTATACATGGATAAAAAGAAAGCATGTATTCCTCAGCCAAACATATTAGCAAGTATTATAGAAGGCGGACGGTTCCATAAAATTAAAAACAGATCGGTAACGACAATGCAAAAATCCATGATTCCATCTTGTTTTGATATTAAAGGTATTATGTTACCTATTAAAACAAAAGGATGGGAAGTTGATGAGAGGCCCGTAAGAATACCGGCAACAGGAGGTCGTATCTTGGCATATAGACCTAAATTTAACGATTGGCAGTTGGAATTTGACGCAACACTTGATACAGATATTATTTCCGTGAATTTAATGCGGGAGATTATAGACGACGCAGGGAAAAGAATTGGCTTGGGCGATTACAGACCAGATAGGAAAGGACCATTTGGAAAGTATAAGGTAAATAAATGGCAAGTAAAAAGAAAGCGTTCGTAGAGCCAAAAGTTATTGAGTTAAGAAAAAGAACATATGACGACATATATAATATTTGGGTTAAGTTAAGATTAGAAGATTGGCCTCATTGGTCCTGGTACTCAGGTCGATGGGTCTGCATAGGAACAGCGAAAACAAAATCGCTGGCAAGGAAAAAAGCGAAGGAATTTAAATGGGAACAATTAAAGATATAACTGTGCTAGGCGGTGCCCTGCAAATTACGGCAATCCACTGCCCGCCATGGCCACGCATTGCGTTGCACAGCACAGCACGGCAAGGCGAGGTATAAGGTGGGTATTTATCAAGGAGATATGACTATGATTGTAAATGAAATGACAAAAGAATCTAAATTTAATGAAGATGATACAATTGTTGAAGTCAACGATCTTTATATAATGATTAGCAAGAATGATGGCACTAACATGAGACATTATTGGAAAAACGATAAGGATGTATTGTTTGTTCTTAACAGGCTCATTGATATCTATCAGAGGAAGAGATAATGGGTAAAAAATACATACATGTTAATATGCATAAAATTCGTGCAAATAAAAAACATGGCACAAACGAACCCGTTCTTACAGTTAAAGAAGGTAAAAAAAATACTTACGGTCATAGTGTAGAAATATTGGGACCTAGCAAAGTGAGATATGGCGGCAATGATAAGCCAATACTTTCTTGTGGAGCAAGGGTTGTTATAGAAACACATGCTGAGGTTGTAATAGAATAAATGTTTGCGATAAAATTTATAATTAATATATTAATTTTTTATTTTTTTATTACTTTTCTTGTGGGTTGTACTGCTCTTAATGATCCAGGCTGCGTTCCAATTCACATTGGCACAGGATATGACGAGGATGGAATGATGGAGGCTATATATGTCAATGAAATTGGTTGTCCTCCGGTCTCTGATAATATATACTAACCACTTGCAACAAAGGAGTAACAATGACAAGGATACATTGGGATAATCAACGGATTGAAAAATTAAAAACATTATGGGAAGAAGGCAAAACAGCTAAAGAAATAGCTATAATTTTTGGCGATGTTTCTAGGAATGCTGTTATTGGCAAGGTTCATAGATTGGGTTTAACCTCCCACAGACCACCACATTTAACTACAGTTACCATGCCTACATATAACTTTATGAAAAAAACTCCAATATCTATTGACGGATAGTTGCGAACATACTACATATGGGGTGCTCCCACGATTATGTATCCCAATATAATTGTGGTTCCTTCGTTGCGAGGGCCGGACATCCTTTCCTTCTTTAACAACATAGCCGGCCCTCATTTTTTTTTACATTATCTCTTGATTTATTATATGGGAATATCTATATAGATATATAACTTTATTAATTAACAACACATAGGAGACGAAGATGAGTAAAGATTTATATATGGAACAAGTGGAAAACGGAGAAAGAGTTGATGATCATCATGAATTTGAGCCTGATACTGATCCAAAAACACCAAAACTAAATTCTGAATTTTTGATTAAAAAGATTAAAGAAAGCGGAGCTCTTCCATCTGGCATTTCATTAAAAAAGATATGGCAAAAAATTTATGAGGCGGGAAACAATGGATGATTACGAAGAATATGGGATGACAGAAAGTGATCATCTAGCTGAATTAGCTGAAGAAGAAGAAAGAAGGCAAATTGCTATAGAGTCTAGAACTTGTATGCATTGTGGAGCTGGTTTACCTGAAGACAATGAAGGTCAATGCGGTCCATTTAAATGTTGGGGTTTAAAGCACGCTGCAAATAATGCTTGATTATCTTATTCAATAGTTTATATAATATTCCATAACTTAATAGCGAGGTAAAATTATGCCAGATAAAGAATCATATAAAAGCGTAGCCCTTAGAGTAGATTTATATTCTAAGTTAAAAAAGGTTGCTGAAAAAGAGAACAGACCAATAGGTCGTGAGCTCGGCGGTATTATTGAGAAAAGACACGGCGAAGTCTTTCCCAATGGCTAAAGGGCCTACAGACCTTACAAAACTTGCAATAGAAACAAGAGAGCTGATAGACAGTCAGCAAGAAGATTTTTCTATTGGTCAAGTTGCTATCATGAACATAATGATATGTATCAGTCGCTTCATCGAGGAGAGAGGTGAGGCGGCTGGCATTGCATTGTTACAAGTATGCACGGCAGCTATTGCTAATGGTCATCAAGAAGTTGATGTTACGGGTGTACCTGGTTTTATGCCAGAGAACGATCAAGATAATGATGTTGTTTTTGAAATGGAAGATGATCTATTAAGAGAAGATAATGTTGTTTACATGGATTTTAATCAAGACAACGAAGATTAGTCCTCCACTAAATAATTTATTTCAGAATTAATACCACGACGACGACCGAAAAACACTAGGTTTTGATTTTCGTCAGTTGTGTAATTTGAAAAGATAATCAATATGTTTATTAAGAGCGTGGCGAGTAAGAGCCTTCGCTCAGGTGGTTTTTCGTTTCGCATGATTGATTGTGAGAATCATCAAAGTCAACGAGCACTCCTTGGTGTTTTAAGGACTTACTAGTCGGGTAAGTTATTCCCTTACTCTCGAAAACTTTGGCAAGTTTTTTGATAGTCGAATACTTGACATCGGCTCCATTCTCAGCCCTTGATATAGTCGCAGGCGATACTCCGGAAAGAGCACATAACTCTCTTGTGGATAACCTTAAAATATTTCGTGAAAATTTTAGTTGACTTGCGGTTATCATGTGTAGTATAAACTCCCATAGTTGTTTCACAAACGGAACAATATATAGCGTAAATAAAGTAAAAAGTAAATTAGATAAACAAAATAATTAGCGAGGTAGAGAAATGAAAAATATAGCGAAAGGGGTTGTGAGTGATTGGGATTCAAAAAACATTGATGACATTGCAAGCGATCCAAAACTTTTAAAAGATTTACATGAGCAAAGTAAATATTTTAAAGGAGTATCTGAATTTTTCCGTAACTTAGAGAAGAAAACATGTGACCGTAAATACGGGCAGCGTGTTGAATCTCGGCTTAAAGGAGATAATAAGGATACAGGCACAGTGGTTTTTGACGAAGAAGGTTTTAGTGTCAAAGCTACTGTGAGAAAGGCAGTAACTTGGGAACCGAATACATTGTGGGAAGCACTGGACCAAATATCGAAAGAGTTTGGCACAGAAGTCGCAAAAAATATTTCTGATGTTACTGTTAAAATCCCAGAGAATAAGTATAAGGATGCAGAAACTAAAATCCGTCTTATTCTTGACGATGCACGGACAGTTGAGGCTAAAGGTCCTGATTACTATATCAGTATTGAGGAGAAACCTCATGACTAAGAAAGATATTGAAGATATTCTTTCTGCGTTAGGGGAGGCTTTTATTGCGGGTGGTTGTGCCTTTGTTGGTCAAAATAAAATGCAAAAAACTATTGAGGTTGTGCATGTCTTCGACAAGGACAAATTTACACCTGGTATACACCTCCCTTCTGTTCGTATCATCATCGAACCAATTAAAGAAGATGATGAAAAAAATTTAATAAACATAAATCAAAATTTAATTAATTAGAGAGGTAAAACTATGAAAATAATTAAAGCATCAGAACGACAAAGAGAAGATAAAGGGGCTAAGGTTGTCATCGCCGGTAAAGCGGGTGTTGGTAAAACTAGTCTTCTTTATACATTGCCAGATGAGGGGACATTATTTATGGACTTTGAGGCTGGCGATTTAGCCCTTGAAAAGAACGGTGGATGGAAAGGTGACACTATCCGTCCTAAGACTTGGCAAGAGGCTAGGGACTTTGCATGTTATTACGGAGGTCCTAACCCAAGTCTTGCAGATGATCAGCCATATTCTCAGGCACATTTCGATCATCTTGTTAAGCAACATGGCGATCCAGCAGAGGCAATAAGCAAATATTCAACATTGTTTATTGATTCAATTACTGTTGCGGGCCGTCTATGTTTCCGTTGGTGTAAACAACAAGACGAAGTTTATACTGACAAGACCAGAAAGATTAATAACTTTGCAGTTTATGGTCTACATGGTCGTGAAATGATGGATTGGCTGACACATTTACAGCACATCCGTAACAAGAATATTATTTTCGTCGGCATACTTGATGAATATCAAGACGAATTTAATCAG